AAAATTTCATTTAAAATTTCAATTTTGGCTCTGTGTCTACCTTTAGTTTTTTCTAGTCTTGCTCTTGTTCTAGCTGCTGGTTCTTCATTCATTTTGTAAAGTCCTCCTCTTTCATTGGTGTTGTTTTTTCTTTCTCGTCGTGTTGTAACTCATGAAACATATCTAAACGTTTCAGGAATTTGTGTTTAAAGCTTCTAAGTTCTGGTCCTTCTACCTTAAATTCTTGGTAATATAAGTCAGGCGTGCATACCATGATAACTCCCTGCTGTATTTTACTTCCGTAGACGTAGTCGTGAGCCATGGCATAGGCTGCGATTTGTAGATAATAATCTTCGATCCATTCCTTTTTTTTAGGACGGTTAGCTTGTTTGAAGTCAACAACAGTCTCAAGATCGTTATGCGAGCATACAAGGTCTGTTTGGCCCGCGTATAGGCCCGGATAATGTAACGTAACTTCCGACCCGTAATACTCCGATACTGGCGCAAGACCAATCTCCATAATTTTATCGGCCATGGGACGCGCCTGGCATCCGAGTTCTGTAAGATCATCGTAACCAACGCCCGTGACATAAGATTCGAGGAATTTATGCATACTGGTGCCCCGTGCACTAGATACATTCTTGATACGTTCTGCGTTTTCTTCACCGACTTTAGCCTTCCATTTTTTTAAAAAATCTGTATTTTTGGTGGCCCCTAATACAGTAGTCACAGACGGAAGTCTATAAGAACTTATCTCATAAACACGTTTTCCAGTGTCAGGGTCCGTGATTTGTTTTCCGTCTATGTAGTTGTATTTATTACTCTTCTTCATTTTCTAACATCCTCTTCTCTTCCTCATAACCTTCTCTAAGTAATTCTGAAGTAGTTTTTTCTTTTTTAAATATCTCATCAAATCTTTTACGATACAAATCATTAGATGGTCTAGTTATGCCATCAAATTTTTCTTTTTTACTCATAACTTTTTTTGTAATTCCTTGACATATTCTTCGTTTTCTTTTTGACGTTTGTCTTCTATAATTTTTACATGTCTACGCCAAGCCCACGCATTCAACATACCTGCCCATTTCATTATAAAATGTAAGCCTTCATATATAAATTTATCTAACATCTTGTTGTACCGTCCTATATTCGTCTAATGATATTACATTACTTTTTAACGCTTGTTGAGTGTAATGTTCTATAACTTGTTGTATCTTAGGTAATTTAGTATGTGCAAACGGCCATATCAAACAACACACATAGTACGCATCTCTAAATGTACATCTCCATCTGTATTGTTTAAGATAAGGTGTGCCATCAACTCTTTTACCTTTTACTTTCTTAGGTGTCAGTGTACCAACACCTAATACTTCGTGCACCCACATCAATACACTACGGTCAGTCATAGTGATCTCCATGCTTAATCTCAGACTATTAGATAGTCTGTATCCAGGTTTACCTTTGTGTTTCTTTTTCTTTTCAATGCCGCGTCTTATATGTATGGACCCTTCTCCGTCAAACAATCCTGCAATATACGCTTTGTCTGTATCTGGTATCATCAGTGTATAGACATTCCTTCCCCTTCAAGATCTGAAAAATCTTCATCTCCATAATCGTAAAGTTCTCCTTGTGATTCACAGTCCCAACATTGATGAATCATATCTTCTTTTTCATAAATGCATGCAACTTTTACATAGCCATTACCTTTACAGGTAGGACATACGTAAACCTTTTTAACTTTTTTTGAACTTGCCATTTAATTTCTTCGCTTTCTCGTTTGCTATTGCTTCTATTGTCTTTGCTACTGATAATTTTGCATCGGGCAATATTATCTTTGATAACTTATCTAAAGTAGCGTATGTTTCTTTACTTAAAGAAACGTTCTTGTATTTAGTCATATCTGTCATGTTTACTTCCTTTCATGTTAAGATAGACTATATAGTGCATTATGTAGGATTGTCAATGACAAAATTTATATTATTAATGGTAGTTTGTAGTGGTATCTCAGGAAATAATTGTAAACCAATTCCAACCCCTATCACAGAATTTGATACCTACCATCAATGTATTTATTTTGGTTATGATTACTCTAGTATTTTATTGAAAGAAATGACTTCAGCAGCAGTAGATGAATACGAAATGTATACAAAATTTTCGTGTAAAGTTGACAAGATAATTTAATTATGCTATCGGATTAGATCTTCTCACCATAAACCTATCCCACAATATTTCCCCTCTTTAGGGATAGGTGATTTTAATTCATATCAAACCAGCTGCTTTCCGTGCACGTACTCACAGCCGGCCAAACTCCAGGTTGCTACCTTGCGGTCATCGCTAACGTACAGGGAAATGCCATTGGCAAGATTTGGACGCCCTTGAGCTTTCAGTTCAATTTTGTATACAACCGTAAAAGTTACCACTACCATCGTTCATTACATGAGCGTTGACAGGATAGTCCTGATACGTTGTCAGTTTTAGTCTTATAATATCACACAGATCAAACAGATCTATTTCGTTTACCAATAACGACATATGTTCCATCATCTGCTTTGTTAACGGAACTAACTGATACATCCCATCGTTCAGTATTATTAGATCCATAAGCCCACTCCTTTACTTTCTCAAACCAAAGATCGTATAAATATTTATCTTTTGTTTTGTTGTACTCGTTTGCTATCTTGTCTAAGTCTTCTGTTTGCTTCACCATAAGTTGTACCTAAGTTTATTATTTTAGTTAGACTTTTTGCTTTTAGTTCTGCATCAACACCATATCTTTTCCAGGCTTTTTTCATTAGATTAAGTTCTAATAAAAATGTAGACCACTGACTTTGTGATGCACCACTAACATTTATTGTTACTGTTTTCATATTTCTTCCTTTCATTCTTTCTATATAGGATACTAGAGGATGTTTGTCAACCCTGGCCTTTGTATCTTTTCTGTGATTTTTGACGTTTTTCTTGTTTATTTTTATTTTTTTTATGTTGCCGTGGTCCACGTTTCTTGGGTTTATCTCGAGGGGTAAAGAACTTAAAACTTTGTTTAGCCATTCTTCCATTCTTTTACAAAAGGATCAGAACCTTTTGGTTTTGTAATGTGTGGTAAGTAAACTATTTTACCATTTACGTGTTGCTCTAAATCAGAACCACAATTTAAACATCTGTAAACTTGTTGTGTTAGACCAACCAACATTGTGATCTCATCACATGTTGGACATTGTCCATTTACTATTTCTGCTGTTACTTTCATTACTCTAATATTAACTTTTTTATCGACAAAGATCCATCTATATTTTCTTCTAATTCTGCTTTTGATTTAATACATTGATATTTTATGTGTGACTTAGATTCACGTTTAGCAATTCTTTTACCTTTTAAACAATCTGACATTGTTGGTTGTATACGGGCCTCTTTAATCTCTCCGTTAATAATCATCAATAAAGCTACCACTAACTCTGTCATACTGTTTTACCTTTGTTTTCACCTTGCTTGATAACATATTTTTGTGTACCGTTCTTACCGGTTTCTACTTCTTTTTTTAAATTTTTTGCTAAACTCGCAGCTTTACTCTCTTTGTTTATCTGTGCGATGTGGTCCAATACTTTTCTATTAATACGTCCCGTTGCCATTTGCTCTTACCTTATCTTTTAAATCTTCAATATCAACTAATGCTTTATCTAATTGTTCTCTTAAAAATTCTATATTAACTTTATTAGTCATGTTCATCTCTTGAGTCTCTTCCATCTTCTCGACGGACTTGTACAAATCCTCAATTAAAAAATGTTGCTCCTGATCCGTGGGCACTTGCTCACTTTTCTTTAACAAATCATTTTCAAACAACTCACGTGATGTCTCTAACGATACCAATCTCGCTGTCAGCTCTGTATATGCGAACACACCCATTGCAACAAGCACGATCAACGATGCTACCGTTTTCATTGGCATCTGTACTCTTGCTTCTTCTCCGATGTTTAAAGGTTTGTTACTCATCTTTTGGTCCTATAAACTTGTCACCCATAAGTTTGATGTCAGGGTTTTCTTTTTTATAATCATCTTTAATTGAGTCCCAATAACTTCCTTCAGGTTTAATAATTTTATCATCAGGAATAACTATACCAGAACATTTAGAAACTAACAATTTGAAGTTAGGATTGTTGCTCAAAGTGGGGTTTTTATTGACTTTTCCACACATTTTCATCAACTCTAGCTGCTGTTTGAGTTCCATATTTTCTTGTTGTACTGCTTTAAATTCTTTAGTGCAGGCTGAACCTAGATAGTGTCTCCAAGTTAAACGTAAGGACCTATCATCAGAAGGGCTATTATAATTATTGTCAGGATTATTGTGTCTATACCTAGACTCCGAGTCTCTTTGGTCGATTGATACGCTAAGATCACCAGTGCTACAAGTATTAGTACCGTTATTGAGATACTCATTTCTACTGTGTGCAGGTTTTATAAAACATAACAACACAAATAAAACAATTAATGCACCTGTAAAATAATAATTCATCCTGGCTATCTCCATAGGTCACCTTAATAATTTATTTCTCTGTTAAGATCTTTGATATCATAACTGTGTTCTCTAACTTGATCAGCTAATTGTCTGTATAAATTTTCTGCCATCTGCCATGTTGCTTCAGCAGAAGATAGTCTTGTATTGATATCTGTAATATTTTTTTCTAATACACTTACATCTCTTTCAAGATTAGTAAGTCTTAATTCGTTTTGATTAATAGTGTCAGTAAGATTTACAATATAACGAACACCAGTAAAAGTTCCGACTAGGACTGACGCCACAACCGGAACCATTACGATATTCTTTTTTAATAAATCTACTAAATTCATTACTTAACAATGTAAGCTATAATTAAAACTGCAACTACAAGACATTCAACCTTGTGGTCTGACCAGTAATGCATAGCTTTACTTTTCATTTTATTAATCATTTTTTTTCTCCTCGATTTCATAGAAGAACTTGTCGGTGTCTTCGGTACGCCAAGCCCTGCTATCTTCTACATTCCATTCAGAAGTCTGCACTTTCCAGTCAGGAGTACTATCTTTCACCGTGAAAGAAGGTAGGTCCCATATACATCTGTTGTTAGGTTGTGCTGCAAAATTGCCATCATCTAAGGCAATAATGTGAGCGCACTTATGTTCGTGCGGTATCTCTGAATGATCAGTGTCAAGTATATTACTGTCTGGATGTGCAAAGTCAACGGTAAATAAATATTTTCCTGCGTGCCATTTTTTATCTTTTCCGATATACTTACCGGCTTGTCCGTCTAAAATATCCCAACGATGGACAGAAGGATAATAAGAAAAACAATTCCAGAGCTGTAGTTCATCAAGTCGTCTTGTGGGCACTCCGGATGCATCAAGTCCCTTTTGAATAAACGCGCTAATTGGTAAGCGATAAAATACTGCACCGTTTTCCATAATAGCATGAAATAATATAGCACGACCTGTAAGAGCGCTAAGACCAAAGATAATACAGTCTTCAACTTCTCCATGATGTTTCTTGCAATCATATAAATACTCTCTTCTTATTTGTGCATAGGTTGCTGGTATGTTTGCATTTAAGTAAGCCATAATTTATCCTCATTTTATTGTACCCCAGTTTGGTCCAGATTCATAGTCCACTTTGTTAGGTACTTCTAGTTCTACTGCAGATTCCATAATATCTTTTATCTTATCTGCATTACCATCGACAGATATATCAAGTTCATCATGTACTTGTATATGCGGTACGATACCTTCTTTGTATAGATCAACCATAGCTTTTTTAGTCATATCAGCTGCTGATCCTTGTATTAATTTATTCAATGCTTTGTATGTATAAGCACGCTTAATCCCTGGTCCATGTTCCGCGAGCGCATCTACATGATTCAATGCTTTATGTATTCCGAACTGGTTAGGCTCCCACAAATTAAATCTACATCTACGTCCAAGTAAAGTTCTAACTCGACCTTTGTCCTGGGCTCTACGCATTACACTTTCCATTAACATTTTAACGAAAGGGACTTTGTCATGGTACGTTCTAAATAGATCATCAGCATTTTCTTTTGATACACCTAGCTCTGCCTGTAATTTATTTTTACCCATACCATAAAACAAACCAAGATTAATTGTCTTAGCTTGTGATCTAGGTATGTTAGCCATATCAGCTACAATCTTATGAAAGTCTGTATCAGGTTCATCATTGTATGCATCAACAACTTCATTTACTTTATAAAGATCATCAAGACTTGCATAGTGTGTAACCAATCTAGGTTCTTGTTGTGAGTAGTCAAAGCAACCCCAGGTACAACCTTCTTCAGGAATAAACAATGATCTGATCCGTGGTCCAAGTTCCTTGTTCCGTGCTGGTATCTGTTGTAAGTTTGGATTGTTGTAACTGAAACGTCCTGTTACTGTACCACCTTGATCGGATCTAATTTGATTGATCTCTGCATGGATACGACCTTTGTGTGAATGTTTTAATATTGTATCTATAAAAGTTGTGTGTGATTTATTAATTTCTCTAGCATGTGCAATTGCTTTTGCTACAGGGTGAGTTTGGTTTTGTAACCAATTTTTAGTAAAGCTTGGTGCTTCAGTTTTTGCTGTTCGTTCATAAGGTAAGTTTAATTTATCAAATACTTCGGCTATAGATCTAGCGGCCCAGATCTGTACATCAATACCAGTTACTTTTTTAACTTCTTGTAAACATTTTTTTTCATCTGATACTAATTCTTTTTTTAATTTGTGTGCTGCATCTATATCTACACGTACACCTAAGAATCTCATATCAACAAGACATGGAAATAATTCTGTTTCAAGATTAAAGATAGATTGTACATCCTCATGTTCAATTTGTTTCTTCATCTCTTGCCATAGTTTTAGAGTCAACACTGCATCTTGCTCGGCATATTCACCAACATACATTGCAGGCAGTTTATACATCTCTGCTTTGTGATCTATGCCCCAATGCGCTGCAGTTTCCTTTAATACAGCCTCATTTTTGCCTATTCCGACGTAATCACGACCCAAACTACCTAAATCATATCGAAAGCGATTCTCGTCCACGAGAGAGCCAGCAATCATGGTATCCACGATCCTACCCTCTATTTTAAGGCCCATAGCCCTAATCCAACATACATCGTACATTGCATTGTGAAATATCTTAATTGCAGGTGTTTTTAGTACATCTGTAAACCAGTTTATGACCATGTTCTTATCCATGTTACCACCACCTTCATGTGCGATAGGATAATATCCGGACCAACCTTCTACAGCAACAGCTATACCTACAACTTTACCATTACCAATAACAGAGCCAGACCCTGTAGATTTTAATCCTGGGTCCTTGGTCTCTAAGTCAATAGCAATCTCATCGTACTTTGATAAGTCCGGAAAAGATTCTGGTGGTAGCCATTCTGTTTGTGGTTTAAATATAGGCTTCATGAATAGTCTCTTTCTAAAATCATTTCTAAATAATGTATTGCTTTATTTATGTCTTCTTCTTTCCCCTTCGACTGATGTCTACAGATATATTTTATAGCATTGCCTTCTGCAAAAAGCAATTTGTTTTCGTTTATAAACTCTGCGGGTTGAATTTTCATTTGTTTATAATGTTTTCCACCAACTTGATTGTCTAGTGAATCGTATGTTGCTTTTTTAAATAGATCTTTGTTTGTCATAGATTATAAGCCTTCTTTGTTTGTGGTTCGATTATATATAAGTTCTTCTCTGTTCTTGTGCACGCAACATAAAATAATCTATGTGTATCATCTGGATCTTTTTCATAATCTATAAATGCTGCACCGGCCAAGTCTGTTATTACAACTACATTCTCTCGTTCATTACCTTTAACGCCATGTATAGTTGATATACTAATTCTAGGATTCTTATCTAAGTTTTCTCCTGACTTAATTAATTTTTTTATTTTCTTTATATCTTCATCACCTATTTCATTTAATGCTTCGTCCCATTCAGCTTCTGTGTTAAGTCCATACTTTTCTTTCAAAGTATCTATGTCATAGAAACCATCTTTAATTATTGTTTTAAATAATTTTGAATCCCAATTATCTTTAGTCATCTTTGCAGCAATCTTCTTAACATCATTATAATGTAAAGGTATACCTTTTCGTAAGTCATTCCATTTTAAAATAATTTCATATATATTTTTTACTCTTGGCACTGCATGTCTTCTTTGCCAATACAATTCTTTTTCATCTAATATGTTTCCAATACCTGCTAACATATAGTTAGCTTGTGCTAACACTAACCATCTACCTTGTGAAAAATCTACTTCATGTAAATCGCTACAGTATTGAACAGATCCTTCTTCTTCTTTTGGCAACCATTCTTTCTCTACTCTGTTGTGTACTTTTTTTATTATTTTATTTGCTAATGCAAAAGGTTTTTGTGGAACCCTTTGTGATTGATCTAACACGGTTCTTTCACCTTCTAGATTTATAAATGTACTAACGTGTGCACCATTCCATCTGTATATGGCCTGGTCATCATCACCTGATATATATGAGTCTTGACACTTTTCTTCTATCTTTTTAACTAATCTCCATTGTACTAAACTTAAATCCTGTGCCTCATCAACAAACATAACTCTAAGCTTTGGTGATTTACCACTAGCTATAAATTTATCTAACATGTCTGGAAAATCTATAAGACCGTGTTGTTCTTTATAGTTTTCTAACTCTTCAACTATAATTTCTA